CTTTGTCAGTAGTCACATAATAATCATGGCTACCGAAATCTAATTCATTATCTGAATTGGTAGTGATATGTGCTAAGATTGGGCGAAAGTTTGCCGATGGGACATTTTCATTAAAAGATTCTTCTGAGATTTCCGATTTATTAAGATTGACATGATCGTGAAATGCACGACTGACGAATGGGGTAAGAGACTCTTTATGTTTATCTTCATCCTTGGAAGTTTTTTCAAAATTACCATTCATACGAACCATAAGTTCTTTACCGAATTCATTACTATCAAAATGAGCAAAATTATTTTTTAGACAGAATTCATACAGCTCATCAATAGACATAATTCGTCTTTTCTTCTTTTTTGGCATTATTTAACCTATTCCTCCTTTCTTAATTGATACACCACTCAAGATAGGAGAGTGGTTAAAATGTTAGCATGTTGCTATACTGAATTTTATTGTTTGTATTTTCAAAAGTGAGAGAGTGGTTATTCAAAAATGTTACCACGTTCCCATCTTGAGATACCAATTTAAAACCTTCTTTGAGAAGATTTTCCTTTGTCTCCTTGTCGGAGGTTTTAATAAAATTGTATTTCATATTAAGATACCACCTTATTTAGCCTTTAGCCTTATCTTTCTTATCACGACTAGCTTCGCCATCATCTGAAATTTCGTCATCAGAAAGAGTAGGTTTAACTCCTTCATTATCACCTGTATTTGATGTTGTATGTGAACTTTGAACTGGGACAAAATTAAGATTTAAACATTCGTTTTCTAAGAAATGAAGAGACAATGTTTCTCTTTCTGAAAAACCATTTAGACTATTTACCAATAATTTTGGCGCAAGACCGTATGTATTGTCTTTGAGAATATTATCTTTATAAGCATCTTTTGTATAAACAGATATTTCGATAAACTTAACAAAACTTGGATTATCAACATAATAAGATATAATTCTATTTACAATGGCTTGTGTCTGAGGTAAAAGCATAGAGATAGCGAATTCTGTATCTGCTCTAATGGCAGCATTAAATGCCGTAGAACCTGAAATAGAACTAGAATTTAAGATTTGCGCTCCACCAGAAGTATTAAGAACTGTTTTTGTAGCGTTTTCAACCTTATTTGTATCTGTTGCCTTGTCACTATCAAAACTAATTTGATTAATTTTTCCAGGAATAATAGCAGCAGAAGTATAGTCAGGGAGGCATTCATTAATCATCCTGTTAAAATACTCAATAACAATATCCGGATTAACTTTCCAATCGTCTGGATCCTCACTACCAGTTATCGTTTCAAGTTCTAACCAGATCATTTTATAAATATCCTGAGCGTCAGCAATAGCCTGTAGATCGTCTAAATCAATAAGATTGATAATTCCAGATAATAAACCAGAGAATGGTGGAACTACAGTTTCCCAATCTTCAGCTCTGGCTTTTAAGCAAATAGCATATTCATCTGGCATAGGCTGCCACTTTCCATTTGTAGTATCACTTTCATAGGCACGATACATTGACTGGAAGGGTTCACCCCATAATTCCAACATAGTCTGTCTGGATCTGAAATAACTCATATCCATTACAAACGCGAAATCACCGGTATTGTATATACCAGAAATTTTACAATAATCTGGATCAAGCGGAAGAATAAACATTCCTATTTCATCATAATAAGCGCATCCATAAAAAACATCTTCTCGAAAACAAATAGTATAAGCTTTTAAAAACTCATACTGAAGATTTAACTTATCCAACACATTTAATGTGTCCTGATAAGAACTAAGCATGGCATTCGTATCTACTCCTGCAACCATATCATATTCCGGAATAACAGATCTTGCATCTAAACAAAACATGTTTGCATTATATGCAATTAATCTATAATAAGCATGACATCGATAATAAAGATATCTTGATAAATTTCTTAAATTCTTTTCATTACTTCCAATATTTTGCAGGTAAGTACGAAGACTGTCCTTACTATAAGCTGTCACTGCTTTAGTGCTTGTCTTAGTGATATCACGAAGAGATTTTGCTCCTTCCATAGCAGCAGCATAATTTTCAATATTTTTTTTATTTTTTTGATACCAATCACGCATTTCAGCCGTATTATTCAGCTGAGAAGGTGCTGGATCAATTTTTTTTGCAGTAGAAACTTTTTTTGCAGAAATATTTCCTTGTTGTCTAGCCAAGTAACAGCACCTCCTTTGAAATATCATATAATTATATTAAGCTTCGAACATAGAATGTACAACGCCTTTTCTAATCGTAAGTTTTTGAACTAACGATTTGTCAACTTTAGGTTTACGTTTTGCAGTAATATTTTTCCGGCGTTCAGTTTGAAGAGCATAAGAACACATACATGTAACGTAAGCTCTATCGTCATGAAGACGGTTAGCTTTTTCAGGACACAATTCAAATGAATCTTTTCCTGATTGTCGTGGAATACGGATCATATTTACAAGTTCCTCTTTTAATGCATCGATACTTGAGAGAGAAGCTTCTTCTTGCCAATTTAATTTTTCAATATGGCTCTTAACATTTTGAAGTTTATCTAATTCTTTTTGAACATTGTAATCAATTTCTTCATCTGTCATTTTCTGTTTTTTATATTTGGCAATTAGATCTTTTTTAGTTTTTTCATATTTATCCTTATCAATATCAAATATTGTAAGATATCCTTTGTTATCGTATGTAGCCGTGAACTCAATTTTATCCTGATTCATCATCTCAATCATGGCTTCATACATTTCTGATTTGTATTTAGTTGGTTCCATTAAATGAAGCTTATTGACTGCATTTGGGAATTTTTTAACATATTCTTCTGAATATTCTTTGTCAATCAGTCCTCTATGAGTTTTACCGGATTTATCTTTCCAATCAGGCATTAAGTAGTCAGCAATATTAACACCACCACCACCAGAACCGGCATCAATATAAACTCCGAGAATATTGCTGTAGTTTTCATCCCCACCCTGGTTATAATCGAGAATAACTTGTTTCAAATATTCAATCTGGGCTGGTGTTTGCATAGGTTTCTTTTTCTTTTTATTGCTTATATCAATAAGATTTATACAATTTAAAAGTCTCATTTTATATTCAAGATCCCCATCTTGATTTTTTTCAGAGTAAATTTCACAAACCAAAATTACCGAATTATCTCGACTTCGAGCCGGGTCATATGCAATAACAATTTTTCTTTTACCAGTATCGTTATATAACACTGGTTTACGAATCACTTCATTACGCGCAATAACACCTCTACGTATAATTGCATTGGCACCTGCATCAGAAGTAAATTCACAATAATACTCTCTACGCGCTTTTTCTGGATTAGAACGCATTTCTGCAGCTACTGTACCTGGTGTTAACAAAGGCTCCATTGTTTCTCCACGAATAGTTGGTTTAAATGCAACTTCACAATCAATATGAGCTACAAAATAATCAGGATCTCCCATGAGTTGTCTTTTGCTAAAATCTCTATATAACTTATAGAATTTTGTATCTGTAGAAGAAGCAGAAGAAATATAAAATAATTGGTTTGGAATATTTGATGGAATACATCTTAGACGGTTACGATCGATTGATTTGCCATCACGATCCTTACCAGACTTAAAGCTTTTATTTACAATTGCAAAAGCTGCATATACCGACATCATTTCTTCATCAAGGAATCCACATTCATCAAATACAACACTACCACGCATACCTCTTTTTTTATCTACATTACTGTTAAGTGTTTGAGTAAATGAACCATTATAAAGAGAATATGAGAATCCATTAGAAGAATGACTGAAGCCATCTCCAGCAGCATTTTTAATTTCAATTTCTGCCTTAAAAATATAACCTGTAGAACCAAGCATAGTATCTATATTATCATTCGCAAGCCTTTCAAGCGTCGTAAACGTTTGTTCAGCCTGCGATCCAGAACCGGAAGCAATATAGGTCCAATAGTTATTAAATAGCATATCTTTCGCCATGATCATAATATCTATCAATGTAGATTTACCGAATCCACGGGTGCACACCAACAAAACATTCGGACAGTTCCATGCTCTCTGAATTACCCATGCCTGTGCATCAAGTAATTCTATATTAAAAAAATCATTTATAAATCTTACAGGATTGCATTGATAATATTTCTGAAGATTTGCAATTTTTATAAAACCTTCAAGTTTGCGTGAAGATAATGGGTAAACTCCAGGCTTTACAAAAATCTTATTTCCCTGTTCACAATAATTAAGCTTCGGAAGCTCTTGAATCAGATCCGGATTCATCATCATCGGCCACCTCCGTTTCTTCCTCTTCATCAGAGGAGAAGCAGGAGAATAGTTCATTCAAATCAACTAAATTATCCGGCTCTATTAAATTATGTTCTTCCATATAATCTTTAAGATCAATATTTTCACGTAATAAAATACGAGAAATTTCTTTGTAATTGTCCAAATCATCACGAAGCTTTGTTATCATTTCTCTTTGTTCTGCTAGCATATCAGAATATTCTGATTCATCCAGTCGGAGCTGCTTCAATATAGAAGCATTACTCATATCCATAACCTGACGCATACCACGACAAGTTCCGATATCGAATCCGTTTACTTCACCTTCACGCAAATTCATTTCTTTGATTTTACGTATTTTACCAGTCCAAGTATTTTCACCTTTTTTAGCATTTTTATTATTCTTTAAAGAAATACAACTTTCAGCAGCGAGATCCTTAATAATGGCAGTAAGATCTTTTTTACTCGCCTGTAGTGTTTTTATTGTAGCGGAATTTGTTCTAAGTTTTTGAACGTCAGACATATAAGTAGCAATAGCATTATCAATTTTTGATTGCTGTAAAAATGCTCTTACAATAGAAATAGCAGAAGCAGTACGCATCATATCGTCATTTGCGTCTTCACTA